AAGAAGTCAGCAGATTTAATATATCAGGCAGCTCAACAAAACTATAATCAAACTGCCAATCAATTTAAACTTTTAGCAGAAAACTACAACCTAAATCCAGATAATGTCGTTTTAACTAAAAATAAATCATCTGAAAAAACAGATAAAAATACGAGTGTATTGCCATCAAGAAATTCAAAAGGATATATATTAAGCACTGATGCTAATGGTAATCGAGCTTATGTTAGTCCTGATGGGTCTAAATTTGAGGAGGTTAAATAATGCCTTTTGATTTAGCTACGGCTCGTCCTGTTGGACAAAAAGAAACATTATCAGGTAAAGATGTTGTATCACAAGCTATAAAAAACTTCCCATCATCATTTAGAAATGTTGTTACTGGAACTTATGAGGCTGTTACTAGTCCATTAGAGACAGGTAAAGCAGTTTTAGATATTGGTGCTGGTGGATTGCAAAATATACTTCCTGAAAGTCTTGTACAAGCTATTGGCGAGGATAAACAGTCTCGTGATGTTGCTAATAAAGTTGGCGAGATGTACGTCAAGCGTTACGGTGGATTAGAACAAGCTAAGCGAACTATTGCTAATGATCCTGCTGGCTTTATGTCAGATGTATCTGCTGTTTTAACTGCTGGTGGGGCGGTTCCTCAAGTTGCTAAGGCAGCGTCATTTATTGATCCTCTATCGTTGGCTGCAAAGGGCGTAGGGGCTGTTGGTAAGGTTGCTGCTCCCATCCTTGGTATGACTACTGGCGCAGGTTCTGAAGCCATTAAACAAGCGTTTAAAGCCGGTAAAGAGGGCGGTACTGCTGCTGAACAGTTTAGATCAAATATCACTGGATCAGCTCCAATGACTGACGTTCTGGATATGGCTAAACAAAATATAGCCAATATGAACGCGGAGAAACAAGCTCAGTATCGTTCTGGAATGGTTAATATTAAGAATGATAAAACTGTTCTTGATTTTAATGGAATTTTTTCAGCGATACAAAATGCTCAGAATAAAACATCATTTAAAGGTAAAGTTGTTAATCAAAAAGCATTTGATGAGGTTAATTCAGTTAAGAAAATAGTTAATGATTGGAGAGCGCAATCTCCTGCACAATTTCACACACCGGAAGGATTAGACGCGTTAAAACAACGTGTTGGTGACGTTCTTGAGGGCATACCTTACGAACAGAAACAAGCTAGAGCTGCTGTTGGTGGTGTTTACGATTCAATTAAATCTGAAATTACAAAGCAAGCGCCTACTTATGCAAATGTAATGAAAGGTTATTCCGAATCATCTGATCTTATTAAAGAAATTGAAAGAGCATTATCTTTAGGCAAAAAAGCTAGTGCTGATACTGCGATACGAAAACTTCAGTCTTTAATGCGTAAGAATGTAAATACTAATTTTGGTCAAAGAGTATCATTAGGAAAACAACTTAGTAGTGCTGGAGAAGATATTTTACCTGCCTTAGCTGGGCAAGCTCTTAGCGATATAACTCCTATGGGTATTCAAAGGGCAACCTCTCCAGTAACTGCTTATGGTGCTTTTACAGCGGGTGGTGCTCCGTTAGCTGCTGCGTCTTTGCTTTCATCTTCCCCACGTTTAATGGGTGAGGCTGCTTATGGTGCTGGATTACTTGGTCGCGGTGCTGGTGCTGTTGAGAATGTTATGCCTTTAGCATTTGATCCAAGGGCTTATAATTTAATGTATCAAGCTGGTCGTGTTAAAGGACAGTAATCATGGCAAAGAATAAAATTAGCGAATGGTCATCCACTCCATCAAATAACACTGATATTTCAGGTATTAATATTGCGGAGGGAACTGCCCCTAGTAATATCAATAATGCTATTCGTGAGGTAATGGCTCAAGTTAAAGATTTAGTAACAGGTGCTGACGGGGATAATTTAGTCGTTGGTGGTGGGTTTACTTGCGCTGGTGCTGCGATATTTAGCTCAACGGTAACGGCTGCTGTTCCGATAGGTGTGACTAGTGGCGGTACGGGATTATCTTCAATTGCTGCTGGTGGTACGTTGTATGCGAGTGGTGCTAATACGCTTGTTACGCTTGCTGCCACAACTACGGGTAATGTCTTATTGTCTGGCACTGCTCCATCATGGGGCAAGGTAGCGTTAGCTGCTGCTGTATCTGGAACATTGCCACTTGCTAATGGTGGTACAGGTCAGACTACTGCTGTTGCAGCTTTAAATGCCTTGATTCCTACTCAGTCTGGTAATAGCGGTAAGTTTTTAACTACTGATGGAACTACTATTTCATGGGGAACTGTTAGTGCAGGCGCCGCTGGTGTAACGTCTGTTTCTGCTGGTGCTGGTATGAACTTTACTACCATTACAGCAACAGGTGCTGTCGCAATGGGGACTCCTAGTGGTTTATCATCATCAACTACAAATTCGGCATCAGGTTCTACTCATACTCACTTTGTTACATTCCCGGTTACAAGTCTTAAAGGTCAGTCTACTGATACTGCTTTAACAGGGGATATGTTGCTAACTGGATTAGCATCTTTTGCTAAGTCATTAGGTACAAACGGTTATCAGAAATTACCCGGTGGATTAATTATTCAATGGGGTTTTAATTCAATATCTGCAACCACTACTTCTGTTTCATTTCCTACTGCATTTGCCACCGCTTGTTATTGTGTTGTAGCTACTGATTATGCTGCGGGTGATACGGGTGGTATTGCTACATCTATTGCTCTTAAAACTCAACCGACAACAACTGGAGTTGATTTTAGTACAAGTACCAATAGCACTGGATTTTATTGGATAGCGATAGGTCAATAACATGGATAAATTAAGTGACGATCAGATTAATGAGATTGCTGAGAAAGCTGCTGAAGTGGCTTTCCGTAAAATCTATGAGGAAGTAGGTAAGTCTGTTGTGCAGAAATTATATTGGTTAGTAGGTGCTGGTGCATTAGCTTTACTGTATTGGTTAGCAGGTACAGGGAATATAAAAAATTGACCCTATTACTATCGGTCTTGCGATTAAGGCAGCAACCACTGCTATCGAGATGGCAAAGAAGGGAGTTGCACTCTACAAAGAGATCAAAGCAACTGCTGGCGATGTATCTGGGGTTATAAAAGATTTAAAAGACCAATATCATAAGATCGCAGCACCAAGTCAAGAACAGAAGAAGCAATATAACGAAGAAGTACGTAGGGTTCAAGAAATAGCAGCGACTCCTGCATCACAAGCATTAAACACCATCTGGGATCATTTAGGCACGTTTGTAGACCAATATGACGTTATGTCTAAGGCTTACATTGCCAGTGAGATAGCGTCACGTCAGGTGTATAAAGGTGAGCAATCCCTTGCAAGACGAGCGTTAGAAAGACTAAGAGTTAAGCATCAATTAGATTCTATGTTGATTGAAGTACGGGAAGAAATGGTCTATAACACTCCACCTGAGTTAGGGGATTTATGGACTAGGTACGAGAAGATGTGGACACAGATAGTTCAAGAGCAAAATGTTGCTTTGGCTGCTGAAGTGCGAAAAACACAGATAATAATATGGCGACGAAACCAAGCAATAAACCATCTCAAAGCAATGGGGGTATGGATTGGGGCAGTCCTGTTCGTGGTGGCATGGATGTGGGGAATAATGGGTCTAATAAGGACGAGTCAGACGTATCGCTCATTGTCGTTTTATGTATTGCAATAATGGCATTGACGTTTGTAATAGCTATTCCGATGTTGGGTTTTATGTACATGGATATGCACAATGCTACGTCAGCAGCAATAAGTGAAGTAAGAAAAATGCGTGAACTTAGAGCAAAAATTTTATTGGGGGAATAATGCTTACACTTTTATCAACTTTAGGCGGCTATATTGTTGCTTTGTTCCCAAGAGTATTTGACGTTTTACAAGATCGTTCAGATAAGAAACATGAACTAGATATTTTGCAAATGCAGATGCAGCAACAATTAAGAATGACTGATAAAGGCTATTCTCCATCTGACAAAGCAGAAGAAGTCAGAATGAATGATGAGCAAGATAACGAGCATTACATGACTCAGATGGGCATGATATATAACCAACAAGAAAAGCTATTAGAAGGTGCTTCCCAATGGGTTAAAGATATAACAGCGGCTACGCGTCCATTTGTAACATTTATATTTGTCTTAGAGCTTGTAATTATTAATCTTTTAACAATGCTTTGGATATTTATGCAGGGGGATAAAATTACGTCTGTTGGTGAATTTATAGGCATTATGAATACAGTTTTTGACGATGAAGAAATGGCATTATTAGGAACTATTATTGCTATGTGGTTTGGTTCTCGCGGGAACTCTAAGAAATGAAGTTATCAGATTCAGTAGTTTCAATGATTAAACACCATGAAGGTGTTAGAAATAAACCTTATAAATGTCCTGCTAAATTATGGACTATTGGTGTTGGTCACGTTCTTTACCCTGAGCAAGGCAAATTGCCAGTGGATCAACGTGATAAGTTTTCCTTAAAAATTGAGGACTTCCGTGTATTTTCCAAAGACGAAATCGATAACATACTTAAGAAAGACTTGGAGCGTTTTATCAGTGGCGTTCTTCGTTATTGTCCTACTAACCTTAACGAAAATCGCATGGGAGCGTTGGTTTCTTTTGCATTCAATGTTGGGTTAGGAACTTTACAAAGATCAACATTAAGACAGAAACATAACAGAGGCGATTTTGCTGGAGCTTGTGAAGAATTTATAAAGTTTACAAAAGGCGGTGGAAAAGTTCTTCCTGGCCTTGTAAAGCGACGTAACGACGAAATAGCCATGTACAAGGCTAATCCTAAATGAACCCTTATTTAATCGCTGGAAGCGTTCTGGCAGTGGTTTTAGCCTACGGCGCTGGTCACTGGCAGGGTGATGATGCAGGACAGGCTAAAGTCCAAGCTAAGTGGGATCAGGACAAGGCTAGGTTAGCTGAAGAATATGCGGCTAATGTTACGGCTATGCGGGAGAAAGAACAGTCTATGCAGGTCAATGCAGACAAGCTACGTCAGGAGAAAGATCGTGAAATCAGGGAAGTTAATGCTCGTTCCATTGCTCTTTCTAACAGCTTGCGCAACCGCCCCGAGCGCCCCACGAGTAGTGGAGTGCCCGAAACCGCCGGTGCTGGACAAGGTGGTTGTACCGGAAAAAACCTATACCGAGAAAATGGAGAATTTCTTATCAAACTAGCTGTAGATGCTGACGAACTTAGGATTGCTTTGAAGCAGTGCTATGCTCAGTATGATGCTTTGAAATAGGCTTACCAAAGAACAGTTTCTGTAGTTCCATAGAATCTTGTCTCTCTTTTAGTTCTCGCATATCCATCGCAAGGTCAGCAACTCCATGCCAGTCTTCTAATGCAATCATCACTTGTAGGTATTCCATTAATACTCTGAGGAATGGACTTGCCAATCTGTGTAGTCGGTCATTTAACTTTATTCCATTGATTGCTGCGTTTTTGACCTTCCCAATTCTCAAATAATATTCCAGAAAATTGCCTATTAATTTTTGATTTCTTTTTTAATTTTTGTTTTTCAACAGAAATTTTGTCATAACTTGGATTAGAACAATTTAAGTTTTTCATCCAATCAAGAGTTTCTATATCTTTGCTAGGATCTGTATCCCACAGCCTGTCTGCTAATGGTTTTAAGTTTCTACCAACTGTAACTCTAACTTTTTCAACCCACCATATTTTTTCCGGTATTCGTTTTAGTTCTCGTTGCATTAGCTGAATAGCATAGGGCTTCAACCACCCCTCAAGATCCGTCATTCTTATGTCTTTACGGAAGGCTTTGATTAACATAGCGTCGTAAACTCTTTGCTTATCCATTATTCTTCTCCCTTAGCTTGGCTTCGATAACATCAACAACTGATTTTCCTG